GGGATGCAGTCTTTAGATGCTAACACTACAGGTACTACAAACACAGCAATAGGTAAAGATTCTTTAGGTGCTAATACAACTGGTTCTGCAAATACAGGTCTTGGTCATAATGCATTAGAAGCAAACACTACAGCATCTGATAATACAGGAGTTGGAAAAAATGCACTAAGAGCAAATACTACAGGTGGTGAAAATACAGCTTTAGGTAAAGATGCACTAAGTGCAAATACTACAGGTACAAATAATTTATCTCTAGGTTCTGATACCATGCTTGCTAATACTACAGGAAGTAATAATGTCGC